TCCGCTGAAATTCAGCGAACGCTTCAATACATATTACAGATTAATCCGTATTGCGACAAAACAACGCCATACAGCAAAAAGGACGGATATGATGACAAGACCAGCCCGTACTCGAGGTTTCCAAATAAATGTTAATATGGTAAAATAAAACTATGGCCAAAGGATACACAACTAAAATAAACTTGGAACGATACACACTCCAAACAATAGACGCTTCATTCGACGCGCAAATTACTTCGTGGATAGAATCAATTGAAAAGTTTATTGAAAAATATACTGGCAGGATTTTTATAGCTGACACAACTGCCAGTGAAAAAGTTTATGATGGAGAGGGAGGATCAAAGCAAAAGTTTGATGAGTTTATTTCATTAACTAAAGTAGAGATAGGCGAGGATACCAAAACAGAAATAGAATCAGATAACTACAGGATATATCCAAACAACGACGAAAGAAAAAACAAGATTCAATTAAAAGAAAATTACTTCACGAAAGGATATCAAAACGTTACGATCACAGCCAAGTGGGGATACTCAATAAATTGTCCGGCAGATTTAACTCTGGCCGCAACTACATTATTAGCCGGGATTATTAATTATTCAAATGACGCCAAAGGAAAGATAAGAAGCGAAAGCATAGGCAGATATACTGTCGCATATACCGATGATCAAGGATGGCAAGATTTCAAAAGAGCAATGATGATATTAAATAGTTATAAACAATTCCATTTTTAATATGATTGAAAGCAACTACAATCAAAACGTTAGTGTCCAAAGACTAACAACCGTAAGCGGAAACAAAAAAGATTACCAGGAACACATCGAAAGAGTGGTCTGTCACATTCAAGCATTGGACTCAAAAATAACCCAAGACATCGAGGGAGGGTTTGGTAAGGACAAGCTGATGTTTTGCGCTGTCCAGGACATAGAGGAGGGCGACAGAGTGATTCACGGCTCAGATACATACAGAGTCGTTGGAGTAGAAAAATATAACAATTTTTTGAAACGATCAAATCATATGGAAATTATAATAAGGATATTCAAATCATGAGTGTAGCAATAATAGTTAAAGTAAAAAACCTTGATGAGATAAAAGCAAAGTTCAAAATGGCACCAGTTAAGATGACGATTGAATTAGGAAAAGCAATAAACAGAATCATAACAAAGGTAGAAAATAACGCAAAAAGAAATGCACCAGTAAATAAACAGAGTGGAGGTGGAGGATTAAGGCAAAGCATTAAAAGTATAATGCTAGGACCCGCAAGAGGAAAAGTAGAAGTAGGAGTTAGATATGGAGTATACGTTCACGAGGGAACAAGACCTCATGTTATAAGAATTAGACAGAAAAAAGTATTGGCAAACAAAAGAGAAAAGAGATTCTTCGGAAAAGTAGTACAACACCCTGGAACGAAAGCAAATCCATTCTTACAAAAAGCAGTAGATGAAAACGAAAGTTTTATAAATAAAGAGTTCAGCAAAGCCGTTGAACAAACATTCAAATAAAATGGCAAATGACTTTCATGACATACGTGCAGCGATCGTTGATAAAGTAGATGAACTGACTAAAGTTCAAAAAACTTATGGATACGATCCAAGCACAATAGAGGGAGTACCTGCAGTTGTCGTGTCACCAAGCGATAACGAAGCAGACTATGGATCAACCTTAAAAGATAAGATTGTTTTTGTATTTAAGTTAAGAGCTTATTATACGATAGAAAAGGAAGCAGAAGAGGAGGAGGCCGAAACAGCCCTCGAAGAAGTAGTAGACGAGATATTAACCGCATTTAAGCCAAGGGACGCGCTAGGGGCCGCGTGTGACTGGGTAGAGCCAATTCCAAGCGTATGGGAGTACGAAACAAGAGGCGATGCAGTTTATAGAGTGGCGGAGATAACGCTCCGTTGCATAAAATATTGTTAGTAAATAAAAAACGTGATATAATAAAAATAAATAATAAAGAAAGGATAAAAACATGAGTTTACTAAAAGGAGAAGACTTAAACCTAGGGATTGGCATGGAGGACCCGGCAGCGCGGGGAACCATAGTCACTCCACAAGGATGGATTCCAGCAAGGACGCCAACTGGAATAAACGTTGAAGTCATCAAGGCTTTAATAAAAGAAACAAAGGCGTCAGGAATATCAAGCCAAGGATCAGAAGTAGTACAGCGTAGAGCTTCTGGTGATTTAGAATTTAATCTAAGATCAGAATTAATTGGATACATTCTTAAAAGCTTATTGGGTAAATGTACAACAGAAGTTGCTTACGGAACTGTCAATAGCCATACATTTGAAGTGCTACCAAACGATCCACAATTTCCATCTATCTCATTAGGATTGTCACAACCAGGACAACAAGACTATGGATACAATGGAGTATTGGTTCAATCACTTGAAATCAGAACACCAGTGGATGATTTAGTCAATGCAACAATAGAATTCGCCGCACGCGATGAAGCAGAGCATGCAAACTATACACCAACATTTGAAACAAGTGATTACTTATTCAGACCGTATGATGTAGAGATTAAACTGGCCGCAAACTTAGCAGGGCTAGGAGCCGCAAGCGCACTCAACATGAAAGAATTTTCATTGTCAATGGCAAACAACGGCAGACCACAGCAAAACATTGGAACGATTACACCAACCGATATAATTGCTAATTTAATGGAGATCACCGGAAACTTAGTAATTGATTATGAGGGAGATACATACCATGACTTATTTAAGGATGGAACATACAGAGCAATGCAGATAACACTAAGCAGGTCAGATATAGATTTAGAGGGAGGATACAATCCATCAATCATAATTCAATTAGCAAAGGTTTCATTTGAAAGCTCAAGCCCAGATAGACCAATCGATGATATCGTTCGAGATAACTTGAATTTCACAGCTCATTATTCAGCTAGTGATGAAGAAGCAATTAATATTGTAGTTCAAAACACAATAGCGGACTACGACAAAGATTAATGAATACATCAATTAAAAAAATAATAACACCACAAGCCAAGATTGAAATTGAAATAAAAGATTGGATCACTGGAGCAGAAGCAGAATACATTGACGAGGCTTTGCTTTCAGGCGTTGATATTAAACCAGAGGCATCAGGAAAGATGTCAACCGGGAAGTTTAATGTAAACGTGATCGCAGAGCAAACACATCGTGAGATTGAAAAGTTTATAGTCAGCGTTGATGGATCGAAAGAAAAGGTACTCGATGCAGTTGGCAAGTTACCAGAAAATGACTATGAATTTGTAATTAAAGAGATTAGCAATAGACGTAAAAAAAAAGAACTAGAATAGGAAGACAATCAATCAAAGACATAGCATTTTTGTGCATGGTGATGGGGTGGGATTATCACATCTACATGAGGCAACCCGAATGGTTTGTAATAGCCGTCGAAGATGTAGTGAAAAGAATGCAAGAAAATAAAAAATAGCTATGGCACAAACTCACAAACTACAACTTATAGTAGACGCCGAGAACAGAACCAAGACAGCAATGAACTCGGTGAATAAAAGCTTGGATACTGTCCATGGTAAATTAGAGCGGATGAAACCAACATTCCAAAAAATGGCGATGGCTGGAACCGTTGCTTTTGCTGTTATTGGAGCTGGTATTTGGAAGGCTACTCAAGCGGCTGCAGATGCTCAAGAAACATTCAGTAAATTTGATACAGTATTTGATGATGTTGGAGTTAAGGCGGAAGAAGTAGCAATGAATTTAAGAAATAGCTGGGGACTGGCAGAGTCATCTGCGAAATCAATGCTTGCCAGCACAGGAGATTTATTGGTCGGAATAGGATTGACTGGTGACGAGGCATTATCATTATCAGACAAAACAATTAAACTTGGAATTGACCTTGCTTCATTTCAAAATTATGCCGGAGGAGCGACGGGAGCAGTTGCAGCATTGACTAAAGGTTTGCTTGGCGAAAGAGAAATGTTGAAAGGACTTGGAATTGTAATTTTAGAGAGTGACCTTAAATTAAAATTGATTGAAAATGGAACTGACAAATTAGCTGGTACTGCGTTAAAAGCTGCGAGAGCAGAAGCCACATTGCAAATAGCAATGGAGCAAAGTAAAAAAGCCCAGGGTGATTATCATAGAACACAGGGATCGCTTGTTAATAGACAAAGAGAATTAGCAGAAAGAACAAAGGAATTATCAGAAAAAATAGGGAATATTTTTATTCCAATTCTTAATTCTGTTATAGATAAAGTATTACCAGTAGTAAATAAATTTGCTGATTGGGTTGAAGAGAATCAAAAACTTACTAAATACATTATTATAACGGCAACAGCAATTGCAGGACTAACAGCTACAATTGGATTTTTAGGATTAGTATTACCAGGAGTTATAACATTAATCGGAAAATTAAAGGTATCCATGATAACAAGTGTTGGGCCTTTAGTAGCGGTAGCGGTGGCTTTATCAACGATTGCTTATTGGGCATACGAAGCATTTGGAGGAGCAAAGGCACAAGCAGAAATAGAAAGTGCTCAAAGACTCGGTGATTATGCGGCTAAAATGGCACAGAAACTTAGAGATGCCAGAAAACCAATAGAAGAAGTAACTGGAGCAATAGTTGAAATGGGAGAAGCTACTAAAGAAACTACTGATAAAATTAAGAAGCTTGAAGAAGAAATAACAAAAACAATAAAAGATAATTCTGAAAAACAAAAAACATACCGAGAAGAATTGGCAGAAGCTTATGTGCAACAAGAAGAAAAAGTTGCTGAATTAATAAAACAAGTAAAAGAAAAACAAAATGAAGTTAATCAGGCCGCTGAAAAAGAATCAGCTATGGCTGAACTTCAAATATTACAGGATCAATTAGCCAAAGAACAAACAGCATTAGATGAACACCAACGAATGAAAGTTGGTCTTTATCCTGAAATAGTAGAAGAACGCAGAAAAGCAGAATTAACAGAATTTGAATTGAGAGTTGAAACATTAATGAAAGTAAGAGCTAAAGAATTAGAAGCATTCAATCAAAAAATAGCTTTAATGCAACAAGAGCTCGCTGAATTAAAAAAGAATAAATCTGAAATGTTATCCGTAGAACAACAATATACTGATAAATTAGCCGAAGAAGAAGATAGTAGAGCTGAGAAAACTGAAAGCACCACACAAAGAATACTTAATTCTATGAGTAAAAGATTATCATTTATGGGTGGAAGTTTAGGTTTTGATACAGGAGGAGCGACAACACCATCAACTCTGTTTAGGGCAAGTGGTGGACCCGTAAGAGCAGGAGGATCATATGTAGTAGGAGAGCGTGGGCCCGAATTATTCACACCAGGACAATACGGAAAGATTGGAGGAGGATCAGGAGG